GCTTCTCGACCCTGCGCTTTACTATCCTGCATCACCCTAGCCAGCCAGTCGGATTCGGGTTCGTCAGGCAGTCTAGGCAGGGTTAGAGCCGCTAAAAGAACTTGTTGCTGTTTCCATGTATCAAGCCCTGCTTTCGATAGCATTCCGTTAATTGTTGTAACACTTGGCAGAAGTCCGAGCTTCCGTGCGTCACGGAGCGTTGTTGCCCGTTCCCCAGTTTTGCCGAGGGTTGTGTAGGCAGGACTACCATCCTTCTTGTACCAATGACCTGATTCACTTAGTTTCTCCTTAATTAACATTTTCTTCCTTAAAAGGGAATATCGGATAAATCATCATCTTGAATCTTAGGCGCATTTTTTTCACGCTCTTGTTGCCCACGCCACTCACTACTCTCCGCTATCTTTTCCTTATAGTACTTAGGTAGCGCATCGTATTCTTCCTGCTTAAAACTTTGTAGCCAAAAGATTTTGGTGGGGTTAATGCCTTCGGGCTGGGCGTTACGCAAGGCAGAAGGTACGGGGCTAATGCCTGAGATATTAGCGTACTTACCATCCTCGGAGTGCGTGATATTAACCATGCAAAACTTACCCAAAAGGTTCTTGAGGTCAAAGTTTTTACGATCCTCGGTAGTCATTTTTTTATTCGACCACGCCTCTAAGTCTTGGCGCAAACGGGCCTGATCTCCAAGGCTAACGGTATATCGCTTAGATACGATTAACGGCTTGCCATCGTCTGTCTGTAATGGTTTGCCATCCTCATCATCCCCGTGCAGTTCCCAAGTCAATACGACCTTATGCATGATCTTGGTTTCCCCAGCCCACTCTGTAGCTTGGTGACCTAAGTCAATGACAGAGTAAAGCCTTGCCATATGCAAGCCAGCAGGGGCGATTCTAAAATCTTTTTGAGTATCAGAAATAATCATATTGTTCTCCCGTATGGGTTTAAGTCGTTAAATACACCTTGTAAGAAGTCACGCTGACGGTTAACTGGCGCAAAGCCACAGCCATAGCGCAGTAGGTCAATTTGTTCTTTGGATAAGTCTGCGCCACCTTCTAGCACAGTAAAGATGCGTTCAAGTTCACCTTGAAGCTGTAGTAAGTCATTGGTTTGCGATTCTATTTCACTCATAAGAGTTCTCCTATTAACACGGTACATACCGTACCACAATTTTAAGCCAGCTTAATTTATAAAGCAACAACTATTTGTAAATATGTTGGTAAAATGTTAAGATAAATTAATGAACGCAACGACACTAATTAAACTTCTCGGTGGCCCTACTCGCATCTCAAAGCTAGTAGGCGTAAGCGTTCCTGCGGTATCGATGTGGCAAAAAAGCGATATACCGATTGATAAAATGGTCATTTTGGCTGCGACTTTAGAAAAAGAAAGTCATGGGTTAATCACCCGAAAAACCCTATTTCCAAATAGCTATAAATTAATTTGGCCTGAATTAGAATAATGATGCATAATTGAGGGGCAGAGTGAGATCTGTTTTGTAGTTACCTCTAAGCACAAGACCCCTTCGGTCTGATCTGAGTGTTTAGTAAATGGTTTAGAGGCATTTATTAAGCAATCTCACCTTAGATCAGTCCAAAGGGGTTTTTCTATTTCTGCCGTACTTCTCACGATAGAAATGGGGTTAAATCGCCCGCTGGAAAGAAAAGATGGGCTGGTTTACACCTGACAGCAAGCCCCGTAGACTTGAGTGGGTACTACACAAGTTACAAGGACAATGGTGATAGACAACCTTGTATCGAATGAACACTACCTTCGGGAGCATTAGTTCAAGATCAACTTCTTGAATGGATGGGGTGCTATCACCTTTGGGGAACTTATGACTAAAAAACAACATATCAGGGTTTTCCTTATAAAATAATCCTTGATATTGTTAAGATAACTTAACTATAATTGTCTTACTCAATACCGAGTGAAAAAGAAAAGGAATAGAAAATGGCAAAGCAAACTGTAGATTTTCAAGCAATATACGACCAAGCCTTAGCTGCTGGTCAAAAAGCCGAAGCAGATTACATAGAAACCGTTGGTGAAGATAACTATTGTGGTTTTGCATGGGTAGAAATTCCTAACGGTCGTAGCCCGTTTGTAAACTGGTGCAAAAAGAACAATATTGGTAGCAAACATTGGCAAAAAGGCTGGCAGATATGGCGTTGCACCAATAATATGACCCAATGTATGAATGTATTAGAAGTCGGTGCTAGCGCATTTGCTGGCGTATTAAAAGAACACGGTATCGATTCTTGGTACAACTCAAGAGCAGACTAACTAACCAGCCCCCTCGGGGGCTATTTCTATTTGAAAGATAAAAATGACCGCTAAAAAAACCCCAAAAAAACCAAAACCGCTAACCAAAGTTCAGCAATTAGAACGCCAAGTTAGCATTTTAGAATCAGCCGTTTATCAGGCCTACAACGATTATGAAGAAATATTCGCCCTAATTAGGGTATTTCGTAGCTACGCAAAAAGCGATGATTACAGCAAATATTTAGCAAATGACTACTTAATGGCTATAACCACCAACCTTATTGCCAATCAAACTAACATGATGGATTGCGCTGGTTTGGAGTATTGATGGTTGAAACCATAATGACCGTGTTTGCAATAGGAACTTTTATTCTGTTTGCCACGGTCATGATAATTGCCGCATTTCTTTACTACTGGAGTAATAAATGACTACTTTTACTACCGAAGATCGAAAAAAAGGGGCAGATCCTTATGTTATCGCTGATTTGCTTGAATTTAATATAGACCCAGCGTATTTAAACCCTGCGGATGGCGGTGTCTTGATACAAGCGGCATATATTTTAAGAATGCAAGCTGATCGCATAACCGAGTTAGAACGCAAGCATAAAGAAGAATTTGATTATGTTGAGAAGCTATTTAAGGATCGTACATGACATTCCAAGACTTTTACTCTCTATATCCTCGCAAAATGGGGCGCAAAGAGGCCGAGCGTAGCTGGAACAGGCTTACCCCTATCCAGCAAAAAGAATGCCTTGAAGCCCTGCCAAACTACCTTAAATATTGGAAGATCAAGGAAACCCAAAAAGACTATATACCGTATCCCGCCACATTTTTGAACCAAGAACGCTGGACTGACGAGATTGACCTAGAACCCAACAAGAAGCCTGAATTACCGTGGTACTCAACAGAGGAGTTGACAACCCGTAAAGCCTTAGAGGTAGGTTGCCCAGCTTACGGTGGAGAAACTTGGCAAGCATGGAGAGCAAGGATCAGCCAAAAGATTAAGCAGATTGAGGAACAAATGTGAAACACATTCCCGATAACTACCTTGTCGAATGGTATATCGGTGTAGCCAAAAGGCGTGGCTGGGATGAGGTAGTACGCCTACTAAAACAGTACCCTAAAGACGAAGAACGGATGAAAGACTTAATAAAGAAAAGGCTTGGCAAATGATTAAAACTGTTGAAATTGAAATAGATCAAATTACAAATGAGTTAAGTCAGTCTTTTGATTACAAATTTGATGGTAAATCTCAGTTTGAAGTTCCAAATTTACCAAAATTACCTACAGAATTTGGTATTGGTTTAATTGTAGGCCCTAGTGGTAGTGGCAAATCGTCATTATTAGAACAATTTGGTAAAGAAAAAACTATTAATTGGGATACAAACAAAGCAATTTGTTCGCATTTTGAATCAGCCGATCAAGCCCAAGAAAAGCTAAGTGCCGTAGGTTTTAATACAGTTCCATCATGGATGCGACCTTACAGCGTGTTATCTACTGGAGAAAAGTTTAGGGCTGATTTAGCCATGCGCCTTGAAAACAACGCTGTTATTGATGAATTTACATCTGTTGTAGATAGAAATGTGGCTAAATCTTGTTCTTACGCTTTGCGTAGATATGTTGACAAAAGCAATCTACAAAACATTATTTTAGCTACTTGCCATTACGACATTATTGAATGGTTACAACCTGATTGGGTATATGACACAGCTACAAGCCGACTTACTGTCGGAAGGGGGTCGGTTAGGCGACCAACGATTGAATTGGAAATGTTACCTTGTTCAACCCAAGCGTGGTCAATGTTTAGCAAACATCACTATCTCACAGCAAACATCCATAAGGCTTCACAATGCTGGCTCGCTGTTTGGGATGGAACTGTAGTGGGTTTTTGTGCAACCATACCATTCCCAAGCGGGTCTTTTAAAAATGCTTGGAGAGGGCATAGAACCGTTGTTTTGCCTGATTTTCAGGGTTTAGGTCTTGGAGTAAGAATATCAGACGCTATTGGTGAAATATACCTTGCTCATGGTAGAAGGTATTTTTCTAAAACAGCCAGCAACAGGCTAGGTGAATATAGAAACAATTCTTCCAAATGGCGACCATGCACTACCAATATGTCAACTAGACAAGGTTATTTGCGGTCAAACAAAAAAAGAATGGGAGCACCTAAAAACTTAAAAGATTACGCAAATAGATTTTGTTACTCACATGAATA